TTAAGCATGAATTTTCTTATCTGCAATAGCGTCTGTTAAGGTCTGTGAGAAATTTAGCCCTAACTCACGCCCTAAAGTATCCGCCCAACGTGGAATAGTTAGTGTTTTCTTTACAGGCTCTTGACTGCCTAGATACTCAGCAACGTCAACCATAACCATAGATACAAAAGACTTGCTAGGGTCATAAACTAGCTCTATGTCCTTATCATCACGGAAAGGGTTATTATCAGCCAATGATAAAGCGTTAATAGGGGAAGGTGTGGGAATATCTCGCCCATTCTCAATATAATCAGCTAGATGAATACCTAACCAATCGCTAGCCGTTGCCATAGCGTCTGCCATATCTTCGCCCTGAGTTGCTGAATGTTCAAAGTCTGGGAAAGTGACAAAATAAGGGGCGCTAGCTCCGTCTGTATCATCATAATAAAATAAAGCTGGATAAGTGACAAGCATAGTTTACCTCCAAAATCAAAGACAAGCGAGGGACTGCTTTTATAACAGCCCTGCTTGCTTTTTGATACCCCTTTCGGTGTATTTGTTAATTTCACCGTGGGGAATGGTTATAGGTCGCTCGCCTACTTTTTCAAGTTTAACGTGAGACCCCTTACCACCTTTAGTTTTTGTCCAACCATGGGCGGTAAGTAGCTTAACCATTTCTTTTTGTGTCATAGGCATAGCGCTTTTACCTCCTGACAACATTATTATATCACACGTGCTACACGTATTCAAGTAAAAAGATAATATTTTGTCTAATATCAGTTATCAAAAATAGCCCCTAAAATCGTTTCTAAGGGCTTTTAGTTGCTGTATGGTTAATTTATCGGATAAAGCAAAACACGCGCTAAAATAGGGCTAAATTTAAGCTTGAGGCTGTTCTAGTTGCTTTTGTAACCGCTCTAAGTTCTTAATAGCTTTTTGTCTAATGCTAGAGACTTCTCTATAATCTTTTAGACCGCTTACCTCTACTAGATGTTTGTCTTTTACTCCTTCGATATATTGTAAGGTCAAAATTTTACGTTGGTTTTCGTCTGATAGCTGATTGATTAAATCTGTCATACGTTGCCGTTTTACTTTAATTCCTCGTATTGCTACCAATAATCTTGCTTTTTTCTTTCTAATTCTCCTAGACTGTACTGGATAAGTTTTCTCAAGTTCAAGTTTATCATTTTCTAAACTAGAAATAGCATCTTTCAAATCTCTAATGTCTCTTAGTCGCTCGTTAATCGTCATATTGATTTCAAACATAATTTAATACCTCGCTATGACTATGATTATATCAAAAAAGCGCGTATTCTTTGTTCGTTCTTTGTTCGATTGAGTAAGTTTATTTGTTTTGGGAACTAATAGAGCGTTCTTTATTTGTTTATTTTGTAAATGCACCCTGTTTATTTAAGTCCGCCTAGCCAATAACTCAACCCTTTATCTAAATAGCTGGTAAATTTTCTGTAATGTTTCCAGTATGTCTTAGCCCTCATTCTTTTTGGTCTGCTAGGAAAATTGTCATAATCAACGTATCCTTTTTGGGGATAGTAACTAGGGTCTATCTTTCTAGCCTCTTTGAAAGCTAGCTCAAAATAATATTGACAATCTGTTTTACTTCGGTTTAGTGTTTTCTTGTAGACTTGTTGACACATCCCACAACCAAAATACAGATATTGCTTATAAAGTTTCCTGCACCGCCTACCACAATCAGGACAAAGAAAGAAGTAGCGGACACCTCCATAAGTGCCTGGTATGCTAGCTAGGTTTATCTGTTGGCTACCGTAGTTAACAGTTAGGTTATTAAGGTCAATAGTGATACCTACTCCCTTTAACTTACCGGATACTCTTGATAAGCGTTTTTGTTTCAATGGTTTGGTTATGCTTTCTATGGTCAATTCAATCATTTTCCTCTCCTTTATTGGCAAAACCCAAATTTATTGATTAAACAACAAAAGAGGCGCGTGCCTCTCTGTTCAACCTTTGGCTAGTAACCCACTGATTGCTATATCTCGGATAAACTGGCTTGCTGGTAGCTCTAACAAATCTAGTAACTCACCTAGTGCCTGTTTGTCTGTGCTGGCAATCATTTTCTTTAAGGTGTTTTCGTATTGCTGTTCTAGATAGTCGCAAAATGTCAATCTTTGGGCTTGTGTCGGTGTAGCATTCAAAGCTATATAACAAGCTTCAGTTATCTGTGAGAATAGTTTAGCACGCGCTTCTGGGTGCTTATACAGTTCATAAATGTTCAGACTGGTATCCTCTGCTTGTAACTTTTTAGCTATTTCCATTAGTTTAGGAATATCGCTAGGCTCAATAGGTGTGTCATCAGCCATATAATTTAGGCGGCGTTTCTCCAGTTCTAATCTATCTTTTTCAGCTTGTTCTAGGTAGTCATTTTCTGTCATTTTTTAGTCTCCATTTTCTGCTTTAAGAAAAATTATGTAAAATTTTAGCTTTTGTGACCAACTTTCAAAAATCTTGGTCACGTTCAAAAAGCTAGTAGTATCAAGGGTTTAGCTATGGTATTGACCTTGTGACCGATTTTGAAAAAAATTATTTATATAAAAAAGATGAAATGATTTCCAACTCCTATATATATAAATAAAAAACTTGGTCACATGGTCACATTTTGATAATTTAGAGGTAAAAAGTCAGTATTATCAAGGGTTTCAGCGTGTGACCGATTTTTAAAATCTTGGTCACATCTTGGTCACACGGTCACAAACTTTGATACTTCTTATTATTCTTGGTTATTTCTGTGTACTCCCTTAGGTACTCCTTGAAGTTTTCGGCTATGCCAACCGTTAGGGTCAAGGATATTATAATCGTCTAATGGCACGCGCCCAGTCTTTAAGTTATAAATATCAGCAACTTCTTTATTTAGTACAGCAGTTATTTTTTTTCCAAAGCTGTATAGGTTAGCGTTTTTTATCCCCTCGTCCTCTGTAAATTCCTCTAGACATTGTTTGATAATGGGTAAGGGAACATGTTGCAACTCATGATAGCCATTAGGAATATAAGTGCCAACCACAAAAGAATAATAAAAATCATTGTCCTCTTTGTACTCATCTAACATGTCTTTAACTGCTTTGGGTTCAATGAATTTATCAAACTCTGCCATATTTAGGATTTTATAGAGTACCCACTCTAAAAGCTCTTTGTTTTTAATAAAATCGTCTTTGATTTCTGGGCGTTCTACTGTGCCATTAAAATCTGCATTAAACGGTACGATACACAAACGCCTGTACCAGCCCTGCGATTTGTTTCGACTTCTAGGGATACCATTACCAGAAAAGATGCATAATAGGCGATAACTAGCCTCATAAGGTTGTAAATGTTTAGGGTTTACTTGGATTGTATCGCCTGTGACAATACTCATTAGGTCGGAAACACTGTCTAGGTATTTATCAGAAATATCATCACCAATATTACAAACCTTTCCATTAAGCGCTGAAAGTAGGTGCTGTTCTTGGAATTGGTCGGGTTTTAGGTTGCTAATGTTTTCCTTACCTATCAGATTTTCTAATAGGGCTTGAAATGTCCCTTTTCCGTTGTTCCCATCTCCAGTTAAAATGACCATCTTTTTGCGCGTGCGGTTGGGATTGATAGCCTCGTTCATAACTTGCCAAAGTAGTGTAATGATTTCCTTATCGTCACAAGCAAGAGTCCCTAGCCACTTATCAAAATCGAACCAACCGCCTAAAAGGGGTTTTTTAGCCTCTGGATTGTATGCTGTGGTTATCTTGGTTGTGATAACATGCTTAGGGTTAAATGGCTCTAATTGTTTAGTATGTAAGTTAAAAATGCCATTTCTTACTGGTATTAAATAGCTTTCCTGCATAGGGGGCTTGATTTTTGTTTCTGTCCTTAGAAAAATAATCACTTCTTCGGTAAATCGCTTAGATGTTAGCCTGCTGTCAAATTTTAGAATAAGTTTATTGACTATATCACGGCTGGCAATATAATAGCCTAGGTCTAAATGGTAAAAATAGAGCTGGCTACTGTCTGTTAGCTTGCTGTATCCAATAAAGGTAAAGTAGCAATTTTTGAGTAAAATATTAGCTACCTCAGCAACACTAGGGCGTGGTATTTTTGTTTCTACCTCGCCTTTTCTGTTACCTTTGGTGATTTCCTTTTCCTCTTTGTGTTCATCTCGCCATGTCTCGCCTAATGACTGTAACAGTTGGTATAGTTCTTTCATGGTTTTGGGCTTTTTAATCTGTTTAGCATTATCTAATTCCTGTTGTAATTCATTGATATTCACATTCTCGACCTCTTTCTAATTTCAGATTTCACAATACTCTCAAAAGTTCTATCTAACTCTCTTTGTGGTATTGGGCTGTCAGTAACGCTATTTGCTATCAGTGTAAGCTCATAGGCTGTTTCTACGTCACAATCAACCCATTCATTAAGCAGTAGCCCCACAAAGCGCGTGAGTGCTATGTTACGCCCTCCCTCGTCTCCAAAGCCATGTAACAGGGGATCTATCACGCGCATTGTGATAGATTTCTGACCGTTGGTTTTAAGTGTGTAAGGAGTAGTGCTCTTTTGAGTTGCTCGGTTCTGCCTTGCTTTTGGTACTGGATAATCTTCCCCATGGTTAATATAGCGCAGATATTCTTCTGGGTTGCCTGTGGTTACAGGTAAGCCTTGTAACTGTGACCATGTAAGACTTGCCATATCAAACGGTAACCCAACCTTATCCGCTATCTCCTTGACTACCTGCTTATAGGTTGTCTCATTCATGTTATGGCTAGGCTTTACTACAAGCCTATAACGGGGCTTTTCTGCGGTGTATTTGATAGTTGGGTAAATAATATAACTATACTCCCAAAGTCGCTCAGAAACGGTTTTAGGTAGGTTTACGCCTGTATCTATCTCATCATAATCTAGGAAAATCAAATCACGATAAATAAGACTTGCATTGTTTCGCTTATAGCTACCGTTTTTCTCTGGCGTGACTTTACCACTTAAACAGTAGGGGGCTTGTGTTCGCTTATATTCTTCTAAATCAGTACCTTTAGGGACTTCCAAGGGTTTAAAATTAGAGATATATTCAAAAGGTTCTAGCTTTCCCTTGTATGGATAAAGTAAAGACCCAAAGCCACGGCTTTCATATATTGTCATTTCTCCGCTCCTAAAAATATTAAAAGGTCATCAATTTTATAAAAGACTTTGCGCGTGTCCTCGATAGGAGGGGTAAGCCTTTTTAAGCCTGCACGCTCCCAACGTTGCAAAGTTTTATAATCTACATCCAGTTCATCTTTTATCTGTTTGGGAGTGATTAAGCCTGTTATACGTGGTTTGGGTTTCAGATATTCTTTTAGAAACCCAGATATTAGCGATAATATGCCACGTTTTAGGCTATTTTCACTTTCTTTACTTAGGCTAAACATTCATATCAACCCCTTTCAGTAGTTCCTTGTAGCTATCAAGCTCAGCATTTAACAAAACACTTAGGCGCTTTTGTTCTTCCTGTACTTGATTATAAAAAGCTTTAGCGCCGTCTAATAGCTCAGCCTTATCTGCTGGGATAAAGTAACCACGATTAAAGCCATGCCTTACGCCAATGATAGGAACGCCATAGCGCGTGATTAAACGGCTGATTATACTTTGTACTGTCCTTTCTTCTAACTTCAAAATAAGGGCTATTTCTGCCCCTGTTGTGGGGTTGTCAGCCCCTACCTTGATAAGATTAAGCACGCGCTTATAATTCTCTGGAAGCGGTGGTAGTGTCATTCTGTTACCTCCGTTTGCCTGTCTGGGTAAATATCTATTGTGTAAATCATGAAATGCCTCCTAGTTAAATCTCTTACCTGCAAGCCATACATAGGCACCATAGCGCTCTTGGACGTGGGCTGTGGTGTTTTCCTCCACCTTGTCAGTTTGTGGGCTATTATCAAGCTCTATATAGCTCTCATAACGCCATAATAAAATTAGAATAGCCAAGGAAACAATAATCAAGATAACACTTTCAGTCAATGTTGGGATTAATTCATTCATTGCCATACTCCTTGAAAAATTTATCTGATAATTCTGTGTGTTCTGAAACAAGATGCTTTAACCCATTAGTTGCTACTGTTACAAGGGATATTGCTTTATCTGGGTTAATATCACTAATAGCTATCTCTAAAGTGCTGATAACATTTACTAGCTCTGTGCATAGCAATTCATAGTTACTTAAAATCTTATCGTTCATGTTGTCTAATAACCTCCAATTCTTTATCATCATCACAATTTATCAATTTACAAGCGATTAAATCTAAATCTTGATATAGTTGTTCTGTCATTTCAAAAATAACACTAAATGCTTGTTTCATTTGATGGTGTAAAATAGTGCTATCTGCTCCAGCATTATCGGCAAGTAATAAAGCATTGCCTAGCTGTTGGATAATTTCAATACGTGGGAGCAACTCAGCGATTTGGTTGCCTTGTTGCTTGATGTTTCGTGTGCTTAATGCCATATTTTGGTACCTCGTTATCATATTTTCTGGGTAATTGCCTCATGCTCTCGGTCGCCCAACTTGTAAGCATAGGCTGTTATAGGTTTTTTTCAAATTGGTTTCTTGCGTCTGTCATTTTTAAGAGTTATGTCTCTCCGTATGGTCAAGATACCTAAATCATGGTATAATCTAGGTATCAATAAATTACTAAAATCCCTTTAATAACGGCTTGCCTGCTGTTATTGGATTTAATTTAATTGTGTGAAAAGGCTTGGAAGTTTGGTCGCTATCAAAGCCTTTTTTGTTGCTCTCACGCGCCTACTAGGTGCGTTTTTTAATCATCTTCTGGGCTATCTGTGGTAAATGCCCATAGTAAAAGGTGTAGTAGTGCGGTCAGTATGCCTATTGTGATACCTCCGTTTTCTGTCTGAATACCATGTTTTTAATATCTTGATAGCTCATGCCTAGGTTAATCATAGCGATAGCCATATCTTCTAAGGCTTGATATCTGACTAGCTCTGTACTTGTTAAGCTATCAATGCCATTATGTCCGCCACGTTGTGCCATAAGTTGCTTTTTATTCAATCCGCTAGCGCCTTTTAGTAGCAAGTTATTAACGGTTGGGTGCGCGTGTTTGGGAGCTTGTTCCCATGTTTCTATACTATCGTGCAAGGTTTTGCGCTTTGGTTTTTCTAAAGCTCTCTGATAGCGAAACTCTGCCACCTCTTTACGCAACTCAAAGAATGCTTTAACTAGGTTCTTTTTGAACTCTCTTACGGGTTCGGTATTTTTGAGATAGGTTATCAGCAAAGTAGCCTGTTGCTCATTCAAAATATAGGTTTTTTTAGGTTGTCCTCTAGTGTCTAATTTATGGATTTCAAATCCAAGTATTCCTAAAGCCTCAAAATCTACTTTATGCTCTCTAATTAAGCGCGTGATGGTGTGGTGTTGTACCTCTGCGCATTCAGCGATAATCTCGCTGGTTGTGTATGGCTCTTTCTTGCCGTCCATGTAAACAATGTTCATTGTGTGCCTCCTTTCTAATCTTGATAAAATAATTCGTCTATGGTTATATCTGGTTTGATTTCAGCAACCATTGACTTAATAGTTAGACGCTCCTTGTCATTAAAGGGTGTTTTCTTTGTCTCTTTGTTATTGTAAGATTGCAAAGAAATATCTAGCTTGTCCGCCATAGCTTGCTGGGTTAATCCTAACATGACCCGGTAGCCTTTGAGTTTGCTCATACCGTTCTCCTTTCTTTGAAAAATCCCCCTCCATAGATTGAAAGTGTGAAAGGTTGTGGAGGGGTGATGGCACATTTTTGTTGTGCTTGATTTGAATGATACACAATAATTTTATTCTTGTCAACTGTTTTTTGATAAAATACACAAAAAAAGTGTACTTTTTTCAAATTATGATATATAATCACTTTTGAAAGGTCGTGAAATTATGAATAGATTGAAAGAATTAAGGCAAGAAAAAAAGCTATCTCAGAAAGAGTTAGCTAAAAAAATTGGCGTGCATTATAGAACTTTACAAAATTGGGAAAACGGTGAAAGCCAAATCAAACCAGACAAAGCTAAACAATTAGCAGATTATTTTGGGGTTCAAGTTTCTTATTTGCTTGGGTACAGTGATTTTAGAACTTGGGCGGAAGAAGATTTTTATCATACAACTGGTTATCCAATGAATCTATCTTATGAACCTACTGAAAGAGTAGTAAAAATAGATATTCCTAAAAATACCCTAAGCGATAAAGAACTTATGGCTTTACCTCCAGAAGAAAGAAAAGCGTATATCAGTGAGTATCTAGATGCTATGAGTGAGGCTCTGTCTTCTCTGTCAGATACAATAGCAGATACTGCGGGGATAGCAGCAGACGTTACGGGTGACCAATTAGGTAAGTTAACTAATAGCTTAATAAAAACTTTGGCTAAACTAAATGAAGTTACACATAGAGACTAACTCACGCGCCACATAGCAAAGCTCCGTAGCCTAAAATTTTAGATTTTCTGTGTGCTACACCTTAAAAAATGTCTAGTTTTGTCAAGTTTTGTAAATACGCCTTTCAACATGTTTCAACAAAATCAGTATTTTTTAGTAAATTGCGCGTGGTACAAAATTATCTTACTCTTACCATTTCATAAAGGCGCTCAAATGCTTTGTATAGCGTTTTAACCTCAATCAATATAAATAGACTATCTACCTAAAACAAACGAAAATAGAGGCATTCTCGTAAGCCCTCGCATGATATAAACCCAATTCAATCTAAAATCTTTTTAATAACGGCTTGCCTGCTGATAGAAAGGTTCATATCATGAAAATTACAGAAGTCAAAAAGAAAAATGGTACGATCGTGTACCGTGCTAGTGTTTATTTAGGTACTGACCAGGTAACAGGTAAGAGATCTAAAACAAGCGTAACAGGTAGGACAAGAAAAGAAACTAGGCAGAAAGCAAAGCAAGCGCAAGATGACTTTATTTCTAATGGTTATACAGTTACTAAAGTTGTACCGATAAAGAATTATCAAGAACTTGCAGATTTATGGCTAGAAAGTTATCAGCTTACGGTAAAGCCTCAAACATTTATAGCAACTAAGAGAATGCTTTATAATCACTTAATACCAGTCTTTGGTGCTTTGAGATTAAATAAGCTATCTGTTAGCTATATACAAGGCTTTATCAATGATTTATCTACTGAGTTGGTACATTATAGCGTTGTCCACTCAATCAATAGGCGTGTTTTACAATATGGGGTATCCCTCCAGTTATTGCCATTCAATCCTGCGCGTGATGTCATATTGCCTAAAGTACCAAAAAAGAAAAATAAGGCTATTAAGTTCATAGCTCCAGAAGATTTAAAAGCGTTAATGACTTACATGGAAAAGCTAGCCAATAAGAAATTCAGTTATTTTTTTGATTATGTCTTATACAGCGTTTTACTTGCTACTGGTTGCCGATTTGGGGAAGTAGTAGCTTTAGAATGGTCTGATATTGACCTAGATAACGGTACTATTAGCATAACCAAGAATTACAGTAGGTTATTAAAGTTAATTGGTACGCCAAAGAGCAAAGCAGGGGTAAGGGTCATAAGCATAGACAAGAAAACAATCAATCTGCTACGACTTTACAAGAATAGGCAACGACAATTATTTATAGAGACTGGGGCGCGTGTTTCTTCTGTGGTATTTGCAACACCACTAAAGGAATATCAAAACATGGCAACTAGACAGGAAAGCCTAGACAGGCGGTGTGCTGAAATTGCTATCCCTCGCTTTACCTTTCACGCTTTCCGACACACTCACGCTAGTTTATTGCTAAATGCTGGTATCAGCTATAAAGAATTACAATACCGTCTAGGTCATGCTACGTTAGCTATGACAATGGACATTTACGGACACCTCTCAAAAGACAAAGAAAAAGAGGCTGTTTCCTATTACGAAAAAGCCATAAATTCTTTATAAGTCCACAAAAAGGTGAACAAATTTTATTTTTTGAACTCATAGGCTCAATGAAAAGCCTATTAAATCAACGTTTATAGACAAAAAGGAACTAAACCATGACATTTGAAGAGATTTTACCAGGTCTAAAAGCCAAAAAAAAATATGTTCGTACTGGCTGGGGAGGGGCTGAAAACTATGTTCAGCTTTTTGATTGTATGGAGCAAAATGGCGTAGCACTGGAAATGACCCCTTACTTTTTGATTAACGTTTCTGGAGATGGGGAGGGCTTTTCCATGTGGGCGCCGACACCTTGCGATGTTCTCGCTACTGACTGGGTAGAAGTGTATGACTAA